CCTGTATTCGCTGACCATGTTCCAACACAACCTGCTTATGGTCAAGACCTTACAACAGATAATGCAGCAGGAACTATAACCATTGGTATATTAGGTTCTGATGGATTTGAAAGTAGTCCACCAGAAAACTACACAATATTTTTTAGTAATTCTAGCGGTATAACTGAAACAAATAGCTTTTGTGTTACTACTTCTTTTGGTCATCAAGATAATACTTGGCAATACTATACATTTAGTAATGATGATTTGAAGTATTACTTTGATGACTTAGCAGGAGTGAATTTCTATTTCAGAATTAGAAGTAACAACGAAACAGATAATCTTGTTTCTACTCTAACTAATGAAGTATTTTATAACATTTATGCAGGTGTATCTTTTGAATTTAATCAAACAGATTGGTCTGCACCTACAGGAACAGACGCTTGTAATCCTTATGTAGTTACTACCACAACTACCACTACTACAACTACTACGATACCACCTGCTGTACCTGATGACGCAACAAATGTATCAGTAAATTATCAAGGCAAAGATGTTTATTTTGCTTGGGAATATACAGATGGAAATACTTTAGTAAACGAATTTCATATTAATTACAGCTATGACAATGCTAAGTGGGATAGAGTTATTATTACAGATACTGCTGCTAGAACATACACATTAGATTACACAAATATACAAACAGGAACTTTTTATTGGACATTTAGTGTATGTGGCGACATAGAAAATGGCGAAAGCTGTACAGATAGTGCTAATAATAACTTTGAAACTACACAGTATGTTGCACCAACTACAACTGTTTATGTTGAACCACCTCCACCACCTCCACCTACACCTGAAGAAATTATCGTAGATGAAAAAGTAGAAGGTGTTGATAAGACCTATACACAAGCAGATGTTAATGATGGAACTCTTGATAGAGATAAAGAACGTGTTGCTAATGAAGAAGAGTTTGGTTGTTTTATGACCAACGCACAGATAGAACGCGGTGATTGTGATATACCTGAACCCAAAGAAGACGTTGAGATTATAGAAGAAGAAGTTATAATTGTAGAAGAAGAGGTGATAGATGAAGAGATTAAAGAAAATGTGGAAGTCATCGTTCTTGAAAATGATGTTGATGTACTCAACACACCTAAAGAGGAGATACTTGAAGATGAAGTTGTGGAGTTTAAAGAACAACCTATTGAGTTCGAGATCATTGAATTTGATTTGGAAGATATTGCTACCGAAATCGTGGATGAGATACCAATACAGGATGAAACAATAGAGGAGATTGAAGATGAAAAGAATGACGAGAAAATTTTGGATGAGCCAATACAGGAAATTGTTGAAGAGGATATCGACAGAGAGATACCTGAAGAACCGATTAAAGAATCCTTAAAATTAACTGAAGAAGAAGTACAAGTAGAGATCGCACAGATAGAAGAGATCGTAGATCTACCAATAACAGAGGAGACAGATGAAAAAGCTAAACAAGAAGCAATACAAACCTATGTACAAGACCTTACCGAAGAAGAAGTAGTTGAGGTATTAGAAGAGGTTAACGACATTGGTGTACAAAATCTTAGTAAAGCTTCAGAAGAGATACAAAAAGTTGTGCAAGCTGTTGTTGAAGAAGCTATTACTAATGTACAAGAACTAACAGAAGAACAAGTAGAAGTAGTTGCAGAAGTATTACAAGTAGAAGCAGACGATGTAAAGATTGTTGCTGCAGCTGTAGAAAATAATAAAGCTGTTGCTGAAGCTGTAGAGGAATACGTTGAAAGATCAGTACAAAATAAAGATGTAGAAAACTATTCGCTTGCTGACGTAACTACTGAAATACAAACTGAACAGTTCCTTGCGGATCCTATAGGCGCATTTACTAATATACAAATAGAGAACATAGATCTATCAGTAATTGGTTCAGATATGACAAGCGATCAAAAAGAAAAAGCACAAGAAGTAGTAGTACCAGTGATCATAGCTTCGCAAATTATAGCTAGTGTCCAGGTAGTACCCGTTAGAATGAGACGTATAGTATGAAGTATATAAAAAAATTATTGAATTGGATTAAAGAAATACTTAAAGAGACTATAGCACAAACGTTTACTCTCTTAGGTTTTTTTATAGCATGGCTAACTTTGACAGGAACAGCGAAAGACATTGTTGGTGTTGCTATACTTATATCAATAGCTTTATGGTTATTAACAATAGGTTTACGCAAAGATAAACCCGAAGATAATATTAAAAAGAAAGCGAGTAGGTAATGCCTTACACAACAGCAGGGAAGAAAAAAAGATACTCTTCTAAACGTAAGAAAAAAATGACTAAGTAGTCATGGCTATAAACTACAGAGGAGAAAAGTTTTCAGGTTATAATAAACCTAAGAGAACGCCTGGACACAAGACTAAATCACATGCTGTTCTTGCGAAGAGCGGTGATAAAGTTAAGTTAATTCGTTACGGACAACAAGGAGTTAGCGGTGCAGGTAAAAAGAAAGACGCTAAGTCCAATGCAAGACGTAAATCTTTTAAGGCAAGACATGCTAAGAACATAGCAAAAGGTAAGATGTCAGCAGCTTATTGGGCTAACAAAACTAAATGGTAGGAAAGAATGGCAAAAAAACAAAAACCAATTTGGGATAAACCAAGACCAAAAGGTTTAAAATCAAAGAAGTTAACACCTGCGCAGAAGACCAAAGCGAAAGCTAGAGCAAAAGCTAATGGTCGTAAGTACCCTAATATGGTGGACAATATGTGGGCAGCTAACAGATAATATATTTTGAAAGTTGCATGTCCTAAATGCGGACAACCTCTTGAAGTACAGATAGATCCCTATAAATTATACTGTACAAACCCTGATTGTTTAGACTATACTGATAACAACAGGGAGAGTAAATGAAAATAGATGTTGTAAGAACACAATTTGGCATTGACGCTACCAATGGAATGATGTTCATTGACGGTAAGTTTGAATGCTACACATTAGAAGATCAGTATCAAGCAGTAAAAGTTATGCACGAAACCTGCATACCTGAAGGCACATATAAAATTAAGTTTAGAAAAGTTGGTGGATTCCATGATCGATACAGTGCAAGATATAAAAATGCGCACTATGGAATGCTTGAACTACAAGATGTACCTGACTTTAAATACATACTGATACATTCAGGTAACACAGATGAACACACGTCAGGTTGTATACTTACAGGAAATACTCAACAAGATCTTGACTTAGGTAAAGATGGTATGATCGGACAGTCACGTAATGCTTATGAACGTATGTATAGAAAAGTATCTGCAGTATTACTACAAGGCAAAGAAGTATCTATAACTATATCTAAAGTTAACTTAAAGAAAACTGATGACGGTTTAGAATACTCAGCAAAAATAAATACAGATGGTTTATCACTAAAAGATATTGATAAAAAAATAGATAAGTTAACAGCTATGGTTACACAAGCCATAGCAGGAAGGACGATTATATGAGTGACGAACTAAAACAACTTGTAGAAAAAGTTGTATGGACATTCATCGAAGCATTCGGTTCTGCTTTGTTGGTTGGACCTGCAATAGACTTAGAAATTACAACACTTGAAGCTGCAGCAATTGCAGGTGGCGGTGCTGTGATTGTAGTTCTAAAAGAGTATGCAAAAAAACAACTCGCAGGTAAGTAAACTTACCGAAACCCAACAGGACGTAGCACACAATAAAGTAAAGGAGGGCGTTACGCACCCGAATGGTTGGGAACCTGGCGTAAAGTTTGATTATAAAACTAAAACAGGAACCATAACATCAAGAGCTATGACTAGCTCTACCCCCGAATTTGATGAACTCTTACAAGAATGGGGATTCGATCCTAAAAAATATGCAATTGTTAATGATACATTACGTGTATCTACATGGGATATGAATGTAGGTAAGGGAGAAATACATCAAGCATGGGCATACAAAGCACAGATTGTCGCAACAGAAGCAACAATAGATCACGAAGACTACACTCGGATAGAGAAGTGGATCCAGTCTTACAAGCGTAAAGCTAAACCTAAAGTAAAGAAAACTAAAGCTAGCTTCTTTGTTGCAGTTGCAGATTTACAGCTAGGCAAGAGAGATGGTGAAGGTACCGAAGCTATTGTTAAAAGATTCTTAGATAAGATAGATCTTGTACGTGATAGGTATAACTTCTTACGTAAAGCAGGAGTAGAGATGGATCAGTTAACAGTCGTTGGACTTGGTGATATAGTCGAAGGTTGCGTAGGATTTTATCCACAGGCAATGGGACCTAACGGTGTCGAATTGGATTATAGAAATCAAATGAAGTTAGCTAGGAGACTTATTGCTAAAGCATTAGTTGAATGGTCTAAAGACTTTGATGTTGTAGTAGTAGGTGCAGTACCAGGTAATCATGGAGAGAAGCGTACAAATAAAGGTATAGCACCAACAGGTGGCATGGATAACTATGACATAGAAGTCTTTGAACAAATAGGAGAGATCTTTGCAGACAAACCACAATACAATCATGTAAAGTTTGTTATACCTGATGAACCACACTTGTCATTAAACGTGTGCGGTACAAACATGTCGTTTACTCACGGACATCTCGCAGGTTTTAGCGGGACTGTTGAGAATAAACTTATGAACTGGTGGAAGAATCAAACCTTCGGTGGTTTCCATGCAGGATCCTCGTCCATCCTAGTGACAGGACATTACCATCATTTTAGACAAGTGCATGATCCACGTACCTGGATCC